TATTCTCAAATGATACTTTCTCCCGGTCCATTAATACAAAAACTTAGAACACTTTTAAAAGACTACACGTCGGACGATTATCTTTTATTATCAGGCGACCCCGCAACTATTGGTGTTATTTGTTCAGTAGTTTCTGATATGACAAATGGAAAATTTAAATTTCTAAAATGGGATAGACAAGAAAAAACTTATTATCCAATAGAAATAGATTTATTTAAAAATTAGTATTGACAAAACAAAAGTCTAGGATTATATACAATTTACGAAAGGAATTGTATGACGATTAATTATGAAGACGATAGATTAGAATCTGTAAAGCAAATAGATGCTGCAGCTTCTTTATCTAATAAAGTTATTGAATTAAAAAATATTGAAGACGAAATTGAAAACGCAGAAAAAAGTATTTCAAAATTAAAAGAACAATCTAAAGTATTATCAGAGGTAGAAATACCTAAGATGATGCAAGATATGAACATTACAAAATTAAAGCTTAAAGATGGTGAGTCCATAGAACTTAAACCATTTTATTATGCTTCTATTGCAAAAGGAAGAAACGAAAGTGATTCTGATTTTTTAGATAGAAAGGATAAAGCTTTTAAATGGCTTCGAGATAACGGCCTAGGTGATATTATTAAAAATGATATTACCGTTACCTTTGGTCGGGACGAAGATAACAAGGCGTTGCAATATGCAGACCTTGCAAAGAGTAATGGCTTTGAACCAATTCAGCGCGAAACGGTTCATGCTGTAACTCTTAAAGCGCTAGTCAGAGAGCGTCTTGAGAATAATCTTGAGATGCCTTCTGACATTTTTAAAATCTACGCGGGTAACAGTACAAAAATCAAAAGGAGATAAAATGGAAACTAGTAACGAGAAACAAGTGACTATAAAAAAAGATAATCTGCCTTCAGATATTTTATTTGAGGCGGATGCAGCACAAGGTTTAGAAAACGTAAGAACAGAAAATCTGGCCTTACCAATTCTAAAACTTTTACAGAACGGCTCTGGAGAAGCTCAGAAGCGTAACCAAAATTACGTTGAAGGTGCAGAACCAGGTATGTTCTTAAACACCGTGACTAAAAAATGTTATAACGGTGCTGACGGAATAGAGGTTGTACCCTGCTATTACAAACTTGAGTTTCAAGAATGGGCAGACTTTGGTACAGGTTCAGGAAGACCAGAAAATATTTTTGGTCATGATTCTGATATTTTATCTAAAACAACTAAAGATCCTGGAGGTAAAGATCGTCTTGAAAACGGTAATTACATTCTAACAGTTGGTCAACATTTTGTTTTAATTGTTGATGGTGAAATTACAGAACCTGCATTAATCTCTATGAGTTCTTCTCAAGGTAAAGTGAGTAGAAAATGGAATTCAATGATGGCTTCAATTACACTTGAAGGCAAAAATGGTCCTTTCACTCCTGCTACTTACAGTCATAAATATGTCCTGTCTTCTGTACTTAACAGTGGAAAAGGTAATCAATGGTATGGCTTTAATGTTGTAAGAGGTGCTATGATTGATAACGCATCACTCTACGAAAGAGCGAAAAAGTTTCACAACTCATTCGCCGGCAAATAGTGTGAAAAGTGGGCGCCTAGGGGAGACTCAAAGCGCCCATGCAATCGACAGACAGGACAGGACATGACAGACGTATTAAAAAAATTTAAAAGTATATTTGAAGGCTTAGACATAGCTAGAGGTGAGACTCGTAAAACAGGTGAGGTATCTGCAAAAGGTAAAAGTATTACTAGGTCTAAAACAATTACTGAGCCACCTACAGATAAGATGTGGCAAGATCATTTAAAAGGAACAGAACCTGCATTAGGTATAATTCCAATAAGAAGAGACAATACTTGTATATGGGGATGTATTGACTGGGATGTATATCCTTTAGATCACAAAGAAATAGTAAATGATTTAAAAAAGAAAAAAATACCACTGACAGTATTTAGATCAAAATCTGGTGGTGCACATTTATTTTTATTTACAAAAGAACCTGTGCCTGCAGTTATGATGAGAGATAAATTAAAAACATATGCTTCAGCTATTGGTCATGCAAGAGCAGAGATATTTCCAAAACAAGAAAAGATAAATATTGATCGTGGTGATGTAGGTAGTTTTTTAAACTTACCTTATCACAACTTAGAAAATACAGTTAGATATGCCTTCAACAATGATGGTGAACCAATATTAGATATCGAAACGTTTTTTGAACACTATGAAAAAAATGTTTTAAGTGTAGATCAGTTTAATAATTTAAAATTAAAAGAAACAGAAGAAGATGATTTTCTTGAAATGCCGCCATGTTTAGTTACGCTTTTATCTGAAGGTGTTGGTGAAGGAATGAGAAATGAAACTATGTATAATGTAGGAGTCTATCTAAAGAAAAGATTTTCTGAAGATGATCTTTGGAAAAAGAAAATGAATCACTACAATATAAAATACTTTAAACCACCTATTAATGCATCAGAACTTGTTAAGACTCAAGAATCATTAGAAAACAAAGATTATTTTTATAAATGTAAAGATGAACCTTTAGCATCTTTTTGTAATTCTAAACTGTGTGTAACAAAAAAATATGGTGTAGGTGATGATGATGCACCGGTACAAACCATATCTGCAATCAGAAAATATAATTCAGACCCACCATTATTTTTCTGTGACATCGATGGACAAACAGTGATGGTTGAAACTGCAGTTCTTCACGAGCCAGATAAGTTTTCAATGGCGTGCTTAGAACAAATCAATAGACCACAGATGCCTATGTCTAAAATTATATGGCGTAAGATGTTAATAAAACTTTTACAAGAAAAACAAGAAACTGATTTGAAAGCTACAGAAGATTTAAAAATAGATAATCAATTAAGAGAATACATGGAAGACTTTGTAAATAAAGTTAAAGGTAAAGATATAAATGATATTCAAAGAGGTGTTGCGTATAGTGATGATACTTATAGCTATTTTAAAATGAAAGATTTTTGGAAACATTTAGTAAAGAATAAATGGCCAGATAAAAGATATCCAAAACATGTAGTAGTACAAAAACTACAAACTCAATTAAAAATTGAAGAAGTTCATCCAAAAATAAATGGTAAAACAGTGCGTTGCTTTAAGATGTTAAAGATTATATCTGTTGAACCAGAGAAAGCAAAATATGAAAGTCAGGAGCCATCATGGAAAAGAAAAATAGAACAGTAATACCTGGACCACCAGGAACCGGTAAAACATATAGATTATTAAATCATTATATGGCCAAAGAAATAAAAGAAAATAAAACTGATCCTAAAAAAATTTGTTATATTACTTTTAGTAAAGCAGCTGCAGAAGAAGCAACTGAAAGATTTGAAGAATTATTTCCTAAAGAAAAACTTGGATACATAGGAACTATGCATGCATTAGGGGTAAGAGAATTAAATATAGATGTAAGTGCAAAACTATTAAGAGGTAATAGTCAATGGAATCAATTTAAACTTTATGAACCAATGGCAGCTAGATTAAATACTGATATGAGTATTGATTCAATCACTGGTAAAACTAGATTTAAGGATCCAATACTAACCACAAGAGATTATGCAAAAAATAAAAAGATATCTTTAAATGAAGCTGCAATACAAAAAGGTATGGCAGGTTGGGAAGATATTCATATTGCAGAAAAAATAGATGGTGCATTAACGCAATATAAAAAAGACACAGGAGTCATAGAATTTTATGACATGATAGGTTTGTTTACGGATAAGGTAAAAACTAAAGATAGTTTTTATGATGTTATATTTTTAGATGAAGCTCAAGACTTAAACGCATTGCAATGGGATATGTTTTTTGAATTAGAAAAACTAAGTGCAAGATCATATATTGCCGGTGATGATGATCAAACTATTTACGGGTTTCAAGGTGCAGATGCATCTACATTTATAAATTTAGAAGGAACTATCGACGAACAAGTTAAGTCGAGACGAGTACCGAGAAGCGTGCATCGAGTGGCTTTAAATATATTAGATAGACTCAATGAACGTAGAACAAAGAATTGGGAAGCGAGAGACGAGGAAGGTGAAGTCAATTATGAAACATCATTAGAAAACATAGACTTTTCAAAAGGCAAGTGGATGATACTTGGTAGAACCAATAAACTTTGTGAGAAAGCAAGAGATCATTTGTATATGAAAGGTTTAAGATATGAATTTGTAGGTGATAAATACTTAGATAAAAATTCTATGTTAGCATTTACTACCTGGAAAAGATTAAACAATGGTGCAAGTATTGATTCAAAAGATGTAAAGGTAATGTATTCTTTCTTAAAAGTAAAACTAGGTCATCTACAAAGAGGTTTTGCCAGTGGCAAAACTTTAGATACTGTTTTTTCTGTAACATTAGAAGAATTAAAACAAGATCATGGATTACTTGTTGAAGGTAGTTGGGAACATCTCGACTTTGATGAAGATACAAAAATTTTCATGAAACATTTAATACAAAATAATTATGATCTTATGAAAGAAGCTGACATAAAGATAATGACTTTACATGGATCAAAAGGAAAAGAATGTGAGAACGTGGTTTTATTTACAGACTTTGGTGCAGATGAATATCAAAGTAATTTTATTGAAGGTGAGTTTGAAAAGTCACCAGATAATGAACACCGATTATTTTTTGTTGGTGTAACAAGAACTAAACAAAAACTTTATTTACTACAATCAGAGGAGGGTACAGGGTATGTCATATAAATCACTAGACAAACAAGTTCAGGGGAATCACTATCAAGATTTTAAAATTCAGCCAGCTGAATTTGTAAATCAAAACAGGTTGCTTTTTGCGGAAGGTAACGCTATAAAATATATCTGCAGACATTCTAGGAAAGGAAAACACTACGATATTAAGAAGGCTATACATTATTTAGAAATGATTCTAGAAAGGGATTATGGAGAATTTATTTAACGAAGAGATGTGGAATTCACCAGAAGAGTTTAAAGATTTAAGTAGTTATAAATATATAGCTATCGACTTAGAGACAAAAGACCCAAACCTAAAAAAGATGGGTTCAGGTTCTGTAAGAGGTGATGGAGAAATTATTGGTGTTGCTGTTGCAGTAGATGGCTGGTCTGGATATTATTCTTTCGGTCATGAGCAGGGTAATTTTTTTGCTAAAGAATCTGTAATGAAATGGGTTAAAAGTATTTGTGCTTTACCATGTCCTAAAATATTTCATAATGCAATGTATGATGTATGTTGGTTAAGATCATATGGCGTAAATATAAATGGAATTATTGTGGATACAATGATGATGGCAGCTGTACTAGATGAAAACAGATTGTATTACTCATTGAATTCATTATCTTTTGTAGAGTTAGGTAAAGTTAAGAATGAAAAAGCTTTACAAGATGCAGCAGATAAAGCTGGAGTAGATGCAAAATCTGAAATGTATAAACTTCCTGCATCAATGGTTGGAGCATATGCGGAAGCAGATGCCGAACTAACTTTACAACTATTTAAAAAATTTTCAGGTCAAATAAGAGATCAAAACTTACAAAGAATATTTAATTTAGAAACAAGTTTGTTTCCTATGTTGGTAGATATGAAATTTAAGGGCGTTCGAGTAGACGTTGATAAAGCGCATCAACTAAAACATGTATTAGAGAAAAGAGAAGCACAATGCCTTGCAAAAGTGAAACAAGTAACAGGAGTAGAAACACAAATATGGGCAGCAAGATCAATCGCCAAAGTTTTTGACAAACTTGGACTACCTTATTCCAGAACCGCAAAAAGTAATGCTCCATCATTTACAAAAGCTACACTAGAAAACCATGAAAATCCAGTAGTAAAAAACATTGCAGAAGCTAGAGAATTAAACAAAGCGCATACTACATTTATAGATACAATACTAAAACATGAACACAATGGACGTATTCATGCAGACATAAATCAATTAAGATCAGACGC